ATGGCAAGACTGACTGTCCGGGCTATCGAAGCAGCAAAGCCCCAAGCAAAGGAATACAAGCTGACCGCCGACCGAGGGCTATACCTTCGTGTCGCCCCTGATGGCATAAAGACATGGCATGTCCGATATGTCGTGGATGGCAAGCAGCGCCAGTTCAAACTGCCAGCGCCTTACGGCAATGGCGAGGGTTATCTGTCGCTTGCCGAGGCAGTAGCCGAGAACGCACGCATACAAGCACTGGCCCGCGAAGGAATCGACGCGCAGGTACAGAAGGAACAAGAGCGACTGAAGGCCGAGCAAGCGGAGAGAACCGAGCGCCTACAGAATTTGACCGTCGAAGACTTGTTCGATACCTGGGTAAGCGATGGCGTAGCCAGGCAGGACGGCAACAAGGAATTGCGGCGTCTGTTTGCCAAGGATGTGCTGCCAGCCATCGGCAAGAAGCCGCTACGTGAACTGACCGACCGCGACGTTCTGGCGATGCTGCGCAAGATGCTCAAGCGTGGCGTGACCCGCCAGACGGTGATTGCCTACAACGATGTCAACCAGATGCTGGCCTGGGGCGAGAAGCGCCAGCCTTGGCGTGGTTTGCTGATCGACGGCAACCCCTGCGATCTGGTGGACGTGGGCAAGCTACTTCCCGAAGATTACGAGGAAGAACGCGACCGGGTTCTGTCTGTGGCCGAGATCCGGGAGTTGCGTGATATTTTTCAGCGCATGGATGATGAATATACCGCTGCTGCCGACCGCCGCGCCGCAAGCCGCCCTGTGGCGAAAACAACCCAGATTGCACTGTGGCTGTGTCTAGGAACGCTCTGCCGCATCGGTGAACTGCTGATGACCCGGTGGGAGCATGTCAATCTAGATGATGGCGTGTGGTTTATACCCCGTGAAAACGTGAAGGGCAGGCGTGGCAAGAAGCAGGAGCATTACGTTTTCCTTTCTGACTTCACACGCCGCCAGTTTCAAGCCTTGAAAGCAATCACGGGTGAATCAGAATGGTGCTTTCCGTCCAAAAATAGGAAAGGCGAACAAAGCCACGTATGCGTCAAGTCGGTATCCAAGCAGGTGGGCGACCGGCAAGTACGTTTCAAGAACCGCAGCAAACCCCTGAAGGGCCGCGCCTTTGATGACAAGCTGGTGCTGGCTGGGGGTGCCAACGGTGAATGGACGCCGCACGATCTGCGCCGGACAGGTGCAACCATGATGCAAGGCATGGGTATTTCCCTGGACGTGATCGACCGCTGCCAGAACCATGTGCTGGCCGGTGGCAGGGTACGCCGCCACTATTTGCACCACGATTACCGTGAAGAAAAAACCGAGGCGTGGCGTAAGCTGGGCGACCGCATAGACGCCATTCTTGCGGGGGGCGCTGACATTGTGGAACTGCGGAGGGCTGGGTAATGAAATACTCGCTAGGGGGCTGGGTGAATGAATCTGTACCTGATATTTCCGATTATTTGGAAGGTCTGAATATTGATTGTGATGAGTTCACGCAATGGCTTGGAGTGCTGGTTGGGCGCTATCGCTTTGAGCAAGAGCATAGATTTCCGAATGCCAGCACTGAAAAGAAGGAGCTGGATGAATATATAAAGACGCTCGAAAAGATGATTGGGTATTCATTTTATGGCGGCTTACCGCCGGTGGTTCAATCCGAGTTTAATTATCGGGCATTGAAGGCGGGAATTAATGCCATCGAGTTTCAAGAATCATTGCGTAAAAATTTAACTTATGCGCTGGTTATTGCAAAAGGAGTACAAGCGAAAGCCAGGCGCTGGAAATCACCTCGTGGCGCACCCAAACAAACGACCCGTGACCAGCTTGTCGCAGCGGTAGTTGAGCGCCTGAAGCCACACTGTCAGAACCTTACCGATGCCCGCTGCCGAACAGAAGACATATTGCAAGCGTGCGGCATTGAGGTAACCCGCGCTGCTGACCCTCAAGATGCCGAACGCGCTGTTCGCCGCCTTGAAAAAAGAGCAAAGGGGACAGGTAATCAAAAAAAATAATTGCTTTCCTGTCCATTAGCAGGAAGTGTACTGTTCACGATCATTAAGCCTGATTCCAACCAACCCCAAAAGGGCTTAATGATGAGTAAATCTTTTCAAGGGCGCTTGCTCGACATCCACGCCGTCAAACACCTGACCGGCTACAAGGCGACAGGTTCGATTTACAACCTGATGAATGGGGCCGACTTCCCCCGGCCTGTCTCTATCGGGCGCACAAAGCGGTGGCTTGAAGACGAAGTGCGCGGATGGATTCAGGCCCGCATCGAAGAAAGCCGTGCGTAAGGGAGGGCGACCCATGACCGTTCAAACCTTACTTTCCCGACTCGATCGGGTAAAGCAGACGGGCCGTGGGCGCTGGATTGCATGTTGCCCTGCGCACGACGACAAACGCCCTTCCCTGGCGATCAGGGAAACCGACGACGGAAAGGTGCTCGTTCACTGCTTTGCTGAGTGCAGCGTCTACGACGTGCTCTTTTCCGTAGGCATGAAGGTTCAAGACCTTTTCCCCGACGCCATGCCACGCCACGCGCTCAAGGCCCAGCGGATGCCATTCTCATACGCTGATGCCCTGCGCTGCGTATCGTTTGAAGCCCTGCTGGCCGCGACCGCCGCTTGCAATCTGGCTAACGGCCATCCGCTCACCGATGCCGACAAGAACCGGCTGCTGGTGGCTTCCCGTCGAATCAATCACGCGCTGGAGGTGTGCGGATGCAAAGCCTAATTGAACAAGCCGCCGCTGCTATTGACGCTTCGATGCCGTCTGACACATGGCGCGCTGATGTGGTGTGTGCAGCATCCATAACCCCAAAGCCCATTATGTGGTTGTGGCCGACATGGCTGGCCGCTGGCAAGCTCACACTGCTGGCTGGTGCGGCGGGAACCGGAAAGACCACGCTGTGCCTGGGGTTGGTGGCTACGCTCAGTTGCGCTGGGCGGTGGCCTGACGGGGAGCGCTGCTTGACGGCTGGTAACACCATTATCTGGAGTAGCGAAGACGACCCGACCGATACGCTCGTTCCCCGGCTCATGGCTATGGGAGCAGACCTTTCCCGCATTCATTTCATCCAAGGACGCATCGACGACCGTGGAAACCGGGAGCCGTTCGACCCCGCAACGGATATGGACTTGCTGCGCGAGACAGCCCGCCGTATCGGCGGCGTGTCATTGCTGATGCTTGACCCGGTGGTGTCTGCCGTCAAAGGCGACATGAACAAGGCCAACGAGGTACGCCGCAGCCTGCAAGCCGTGGTGGACTTCGCTGCGGAGCAGAACGCGGCCATTATCGGTATCACTCACTTCACCAAGGGTTCACAAGGCACGACCCCCCAAGAGCGCGTCATCGGTTCGCAGGCCTTCGCCGCACTGGCCCGTATGGTGCTGGTGGCCGCGAAACAGGAAGATTCCGACATGCGTGTGCTCGCACGGGCTAAGTCGAACATTGCCATTGATGACGGCGGTATCAGTTACGGCATCGAGGAAGCGACTGTAGGTGATGGTATCGAGACCACGCGGGTGTACTGGGGTGGCAAGGTGGAAGGCACCGCGCGTGAAATCCTGGGCGATGTGGAAGATACAGGAGAAAAAACTTCCGAACGCGACGATGCCGTACAGTTTCTGTATGACATTCTGAAGGACGGGCCGCTGCCGTCAAAACAAGTCTATGAAGACGCGCGAGGTGCTGGATTCACGACTGCGACAGTACGACGGGCGCAAAAGGAAATCGGCATCAAGCCATATAAGGACGGTGACGGTATCGGTGAAAAAAGCGCGTGGTACTGGTGCCTGCCGCCTGCTGCTGGATTTACTAAGATGCTCACCGAAACCCCTAAGATGCTCACTCCCAAGGCTGAGCACCTTAGCGAAAATGTGAGCACCTTAGTAGAAATCGAGCCGTTCAAAAACAAGCCGGTGGAGGTGATCTGATGCAAGTCGCCACGATATTGGACGACCTTCGCCGTGCCGGAATCGAGCCTCAAGTCGAGGGTGGGAACATTATTGTTCCTGCTGGCGTTTTAACCGAAGAACAGCGTCATGCGATCCGCGCCAATAAGTCAGAAGTCATTGCATTGCTGACGGACGGTACACGTCGTTTCGTGTCCAAGGGCATGACTCAAGATCGGGCCAGACGCATCATCAAGATGCTGGCCGCCCGCGACGCCACCTTAGATGACCGGCGAAGCTGCGCCGAATGCGTGAGCTACTACGCGGGAAGGTGCCTCAAGCGGATGCAGCCTATAGGCGACTGTGACGACATAGCCGACGTACTGCACCGCTGCGCTGGCTTTTCCGAATAACTAACTAACCCACCAACATGCCCCCTCACCGGGGCATTTTTTTACTGTATACACATACAGCTATTGGAACTATAATATCAATAGCTTTTTTCTATTGCAATAGGAACCCCGACAATGAAAATTCATGAAATCCGTGAGCAGAAGGCTCAGAAGGTGGCAGAAGCTCGCGCTCTGCTGGACGCCAACAAAACCCTCAACTCTGACCAGCAAGCCGCCTTCGACAAGCTGAAGGCAGAAATCCAAGACCTGGAAAGCCAGGAATCCCGCCAGCAGTTCATCGACGACATGGAGCGCCGCGCTGTGGCTGAACCCATCAACGGTGGTGACGGCCTGGCCGACCTGGAAAAGCGCGTATCCCTGCTGGACGTGCTGCAATCCCAGATGGAAGGCCGTGCCCTGAACGGTGCTGCCGCCGAATACAGCCAGGAAGCCGAGCGCCGCACCGGACGCAAGGCCCAAGGCGCTTTCGTTCCCCTGGCGCTGCTGGAACAACGTGCCAACACCACGTCCAGCGCATCGGAGATCGTGCCGACCGTCCACCGTGCTGACCAGTACGTCGGCCCGTTGCGTGAGGCCCTGATCGCCCGCCGCCTGGGTGTGCGTGTGTTGAGCGGGTTGCGAGGCGGCTTGAGCATCCCGAAATATGGCAGCGGCCTGGAAACCGGCTGGGTGGCCGAAGGCGGTGCGGTGCCCGAAGGTGATATGGCCTTCGACTCGGTGGCGCTGGAACCCAAGCATGTGGGCGGCAAAACCGAAATGTCCCGCCAGTTGATCCAGCAATCCAGCCCCGAAATCGAGCAACTGGTACGCGACGATCTGGCCTTCCTGATTGCCAAGCAAATCGACCGCGCCATCATCGCCGGTTCCGGAAGCGGCAATGAGCCGCTGGGCGTGCTGAACTACACCGGCAAGCAAACCGGCAGCCTGTCTAGCCTGACCTGGGCCAACGTCCTGGCCTTCGCGCAGAAGCTGGAAGATGAAGAAATCTTCGGCGGTTCCTGGCTGACGACCGGCACCGGCAAGACGATCCTGGCATCCACGCTGAAAGAAGCGGGCCTGCCGGGTTATCTGCTGGAAGGTGGCCGCATGGCTGACCGCCCGCTGTCTGTGACCCGTGCGCTGGAAGATGACAGCAACGGTACGCCGATCATCCTGGGCGACTTCTCGCAAGTCCTGCTGGGCGTGTGGTCTGAACTGGATGTGCTGGTGAATCCCTACGCCGAACCGGCCTATTCACGCGGGGGCGTGGTGGTTCGTGCGATGGCGACGGTAGGCACGGCCTGCCGCCATGAACAAGCCTTCGTGATCGGCAACCTGAGCGCCTGACCATGACGACGCTGGAACGCCGCGCCGCAACCAGCCTGACGGTGAGCAATCGCCGTCTGGTGGGCTATGCGGCCAAGTTCAACACCGAGGCCCGGATTGCCGACTTCCGAGAGGTGATCCGGCCCGGTGCGTTCCGGCAGTCGCTGGCGTCTGGCCGCGACATTCTGTGTCTGCGCGACCACGACCCCGCCGTGCTGCTGGGCCGCACCAAGTCCAACACGCTGGAGCTACGCGAAGATGACCAAGGGCTGTATTTCTCGCTGGCAGTACCTGATACCCAAGCTGGCCGTGATCTGCTGGCCCTGGCCGAACGTGGCGACCTGGGCGGCATGTCTTTCGGTTTTCGTGCGATAGACGACGACTGGCAAGGCAACCTGCGCGAACTGCGCCAGGTGGAATTGCATGAAGTGTCCATCGTTCAGGCGTTCCCGGCCTACGAGGCCACGACCGTCGAGGCCCGCGCCCGCCGTCCGTTCGACGCTAACCGCGCTTGGTTGGAGACTGTGCGATGCTGAACCGAATCATGAACCGCCTGGGTTATGAGCGCCGCAGCACGAATCAAGCCCCTGGGGGCGACTCGTATTGGCAGGACTTTGCCAGCCTGCGTACCGGCCCAGTGAACCCGCAGACGGCGCAAGGTGTGAGCGCCGTTTTCGCTTGCGTGGCGGCCATTTCAGAAACGGTGGCAACGCTACCGCTTCACCTGTATCGCGACACCGGCACCAGCCGCGAAAAGGCCCGCAGCCATTCGCTGTACAAGGTGCTTCACGATCAGCCGAACCCCGAGCAAACCGCGATGGAGTTCCGCGAGCTGATGACGGCATCGGTGCTGCTGACCGGCAACGCCTTTGCCCGCATTGTGCGTGGCACAGATGGACAGGTGCGCGAACTGTGGCCGATTGCCAATGTTCAGGTGCTGCGCCTTGCCAATGACAAGCTGGCCTACGAATACACAGACCGCCACGGTAAACTCATTCGCTTGCTGGATCACGAATGCCTACACCTGCGCCATCGTATCGGCCCTGATGGTGTGCTTGGCCTGAGTCCCATTGCCGTGGCGCGTGGCGTGATCGAATTGGCCCAAAGCGAGCAGGAACACGGTACAGCAACGTTCCGTCATGGTGCCCGACTGGCCGGTGTGCTGGAAACTGCGCAAGTGCTCAAGCCCGAACAAAAACAGGCGCTGAAAGATTCGTGGTCAGCTCAGTATGGCGGTGCTGGCAACAGTGGCAAAACGCCGGTGCTGGAAGCTGGCCTGACTTACAAGCCAATCAGCATGAGCTTGGAAGATGCCGAATGGATCGAGGCCCGCAAATTCAATGTGTACGAGGTCTGCCGTCTGTTCCGTGTGCCGCCTGTCATCGTGGGTGCCATGGAAGCGGCCAACTATTCCAACAGCGTGGAATTGAACCGTCAGTTTGTGACGCTGACCTTGCGTCGCTGGCTGACCATGTGGGAGCAAGCCATCAGCACCAAGTGCCTGACCGAAGCCGGACGCCGCATCTATTTTGCCGAGCATTCGGTTGAAGGTCTGCTGCGTGGAGACAGCACCACACGCGCTGCGTTCTATGCGTCTGGCATACAGGCTGGATGGATGAAGAAGAGTGAGGCCCGCGAACTAGAAAACCTGCCGCCCATCGAGGGCCTGGACGACACGGCCGCACAAGGCCAAGCCCCCACTACGCCGACGCAACCCTACCCGAGCAAGGAGCGCGGAGAATGAGCCGACCGACTGGACGCAACGCCGACTCACGCCGCACGCTGCCTCTGACCAGCACGGCATGGCGCAAGCTGAGGGCGTTCATCCTCAATGAGTCGCCCCTGTGCGAACACTGTATGGACATGGGAATGACTGTGCCCGCGACCGATGTTGACCATGTGGATGGCGATCCCAGCAACAACAGCATGGCGAACCTTCAAAGCCTGTGCCATTCATGCCACTCACGCAAGACCCGGCGCGAGATGAACGGCAGCGCCGGGACATTCGGATGCGATGCGAACGGTATGCCACTTGACCCTAACCATCCGTGGAACGTCGAAGAACGCCAACGGAAATCACTGGAAGCTGATGGCAAATGACCGCGCCCCCAGCCTTCTTTTAACGCTGACTGCGAAAACCAACCATGAAAACGACTGAGAAACGCGCCCGAACGGATACCGTGAAAGCTGCTGTACAGGCTGCGCAGAACGCCGCCTTGCCGCCGTTGGAGCCGCCCGCGTGTGTTTCGCTGCGTCCTGGTGATCGGCCCTTCTGGGAGCGTATCGTAGTCAGCAAGGCACGGGATAACTGGACAGACGTTGATCTGGTGACTGTCGCACAACTGGCCCGCGCACAGGCTGACATCGAGGCGCTGCAAAAGCAGGTGGACGCTGACGGCTATATCGTGGACGGCAAGATCAACCCAGCCGCACAGATGCTGGAGACGTTGAGCAAGCGGGCGGTATCGCTGACACGTGTGCTACAGGTACATGCGCTTGCGACCGTGGGGCGCTCTGCTGATGCTGCTGGCGCGGCCAAGTTAGAACGCGAGGTTCGCCAGCAGCCTGACGACGACCTGATACCCCGACTGGTGGCGATCAAATGACACGCGCCGAGAAAATCATCCGCTTCATTGAAGGCTACTGCCGGGTGCCTGAAGGCGCACTGGTGGGCCAGCCCATGATGCTGGCTGATTTTCAGAAAGACTTCATCCGCGACGCCTACGACAACCCCGCCGGCACCCGTCGCGCCATCCTTTCCATTTCCAGGAAGAACGGCAAGACCGGCCTGATTGCTGGGCTGCTGCTGGCGCACCTGATCGGCCCTGAAGCCCGGCAGAACAGCCAGATTGTCAGCGGCGCCATGAGTCGCGATCAAGCTGCCTTGGTGTTCAACCTTGCCGCCAAGATGGTCCAGCAGTCGCCGCGCCTGGTTGACCTGGTGCGTATCATCCCGAGCGGCAAGCGCCTGATCGGCCTGCCGCTGAATGTCGAGTATCGCGCCCTGGCCGCTGACGGGAGAACGGCGCACGGCCTGTCGCCGGTGCTGGCAATCCTGGACGAGATCGGCCAAGTTCGCGGCCCGCAGTCCGACTTCGTGGACGCCATCACCACCAGCCAGGGGGCACACGAAGCGCCGCTGCTGATCGCCATCAGCACGCAAGCGGCGAGCGATGCCGACTTGCTGAGCACCTGGATTGACGATGCCAAGACCAGCAACGACCCGCGCACGGTGTGCCGCGTGTACGAAGCCCCGAAAGATTGCGAACTGCTGGACGAAGCCGCCTGGAAAGCCGCCAATCCCGCCCTGGGCACGTTCCGCAGTCTGGCCGACCTGCGCGAACAGATGCAACAGGCCGCCCGGATGCCCAGCATGGCGAACACGGCCCGCAATCTGCTGCTGAACCAGCGCGTGAGCCTGGATAGCCCCTTTATCAGCCCGGACGTATGGAAGGCCAACAGCGCCGATCCCGTGGCTTTCGATGGCCCGGTATTCGCCGGCTTGGATTTGTCGGCACGCACTGACCTGACGGCCCTGGTGCTGATCGGCCAGGTTGATGGCGCGTGGTGCGTCCAGTCGCACTTCTGGACGCCCAAGCAGGGCCTACAGGACCGCGAACGCCGCGACCGTGCCCCGTACCTTGCCTGGGCACAGCAAGGCTTCCTGCGCGTCTGTGATGGTGCGGCAATCGACTACGAACAGGTCGCCAGCGACATGGCGGAAATCCTGGCCGACGTGGATATACAGGCCGTCGCCTTCGACCGCTGGCGTATGGACGTGCTCAAGCGTGAACTGGACCGCCTGGGCCTGGACTTCCCGCTCGTTGAATGGGGCCAAGGCTTCAAGGACATGTCCCCTGCGCTCGATGCACTGGAAGCCGCGCTGCTCAATGGCGAG